CTTAGCGCGCTAGATAATCCATTAATTTTAAATTTTACTATGTTGCTCATAATTTAACCCCACGCAAACTGCGCTTTCCAAACAAAGTCGTAATCAATTACGATGCTATTATTAGGCCACCCATTCGCCAAGCTAAGCCCAAGCCCAATAAATAAACGCTTAGGATATGCCATGTTAAGTTCTCCAAAAGTAAGCTTTGAATGTGGTAGCTGTACCTGTAATGCCACTAAGAGTAACACGACCTCGCTCTGTGTCACCAACGAATACGGGCATTGCGTAAGTTGCAACACCAGCGATAACATTTGTTGCATCAATGGTAACGTCACCGCTTGATGGTTCGTGCCACTGCCCTTTAATTGGGGACATTTCAGGTTTAACTGCACCGCCCGTTGGAGTAACAGCATTACCACCTGCATCATAGAACGCAATGACAAATGTACCTGACTGATATGAATCACTAGTCAATTCAGTCTCATAAACACCATCGGTCACTGGGTTTCCACTTTCTTCACCTACAAAATATCTAGTTGTCTTACTCATTGGTTTCAATCCTCGCTGTTATTATCATTGCTTTCTTTTCTTGGTCGGGCTTTACATGTTGTATTTCAAACAATCGACCTTCCCAATTGAGAAACATTTTGTTTTTGACTCTATCGTCATACCACATCATACATGTGATTACTTCAGCGGTTGTCAATTCACCCATTTCAGCTAATTGACGACCGTTTTTAACGTCTACGTCAGCGTATGCCACAAACACAGACTGAGGTACATTAGGTTCACCATTGTCATCTGACCCTGGTAATCGCTCAAGTACTTCGACCTGGTGACGCATACGACCCGCATGAATATTAATCGACATAGAATCTCACCGAATCAAGTAAAACAGTGGAAGCAAGGGGTAACGATGTAACAGTCAAACCAGTAACGAAATCGTCACGACTGTTATACATAGTACTAATGAGTAACAATACAGCATGTTTAACTGCACTAGGCAACACAGCATAACCGCAAGGGTACGTGACAGTTAAATTAGTGTAAGCGGTAGATACTGTGATTTTTTGTGTGATAGGTTCAAACGTAAAGCTTGTAGATACTGAACCATCTAATTTTAGTTCCGTAATCGCTGTAGCGTCACCCCATGGTAATTGCACCACTGGTTTGTACGATTCAACGACAGCAGACACGACACCAGCAGTTAGTAGACGTTTAGTGTATGCCTGGGCTAACTCGGACGCAATAGGAATTAATGACGTGATATAGTCGTCGTCAAATGTGCTGGTGACACGACACTGTTTCTTAGCTTCAGCTAATGTCACCAGTGTTAACGGTGCCTGAGATATAATTTTACTGTACATGATAAGGCCCTATTGACATTTCATATAAGATTAGCATAAAAAAAACCACCTCGGAAGGTGGCTTTTCTGTTAACACTAATTAAATATTATGCTGGACCATTAACCGTCGCACATAACACTAAAAGTGCGTCACTCTGACCTACAATTTCAAAATATTCTTTGTCGGTCTTGATTAGAGTACAACCATCTACAGTGTACGGGTCAAGTAACATCTTATCAATGTCACCGTCGTTCAATGCAAATGCGCGGTCTAAACGGCCAAACATGGCGAACGTAGAGTCAGTAGCAACATCAGGTAACGTGTCATCAATGATAACTGGGAAACCGTTCATAGTCATCATACCTACACCGTCGATATAACTCATACGGAATAGAGGACGGTTTTCACCATCACGCACTTTTTCAAAGCGACCACGAGTTTTACGGTTCATGTACCATGCAGCACCGTTAAGGTGTTCAGTAGGTAATGCGTTGGTAACGTCAATAACGAAATCAACAATCGACTTATCATCGACACCTAACGAACCTGCTACACCAGTGGCTTTAACTGGGTAGAAATCAGCGTCACGTGCGTTAGCTGGGTTAGGCGCTAAAGTCGGTTTGAACGACTCACCAGTTAAGTTAGTGATGTTGATACGATTGCTTGACAAGATACCACGAGCATTCTTACCAGTACCGTTACCGTAAAGTACCTGAGCAGCAGTATAAATTGCCAACTCACGGCCAAGTAAACGAACCAAGCCTGCATACACGTTAATATCAGGCGCGTACATAGCTTCGTCGGTGATACGTGGTTTAGCATTAACTTTAAAGGTACGGCTGCGAACTTCTTTATATTCTAGAGTAGACGTTTCTGCAATGGCAGTACCGGCCACGTTTTCAATACCTTCTTGAACTGAAGGGTATGAAACCAACACAAGTTCACGGTAGTCGCGGGTCATTTCAGGTTTGCGACCGATATAGTTCAGAATAGGTGAGTATTCACGAGCATATTCAATCACGTCACGAGATAACACTTCAGCTACAGCTAAACCGCCTTGCGCAGCATTAGTAATGTTAAGCGCTTTAAACTGTTCAGCTGCATCGTCAGACACGAACTTAAATAGGTCAGGGTTTGAACCATTATTTTTACACTTAAGCCATAAACCAACGGCTGTCTTGGCTGTGTTTTCAAACACTTCACGTTCAGCTTTAGTGTCAATAACAGCAGACGGGTTTTTGTACTTAGCGCGTAAATCAGACATTTCTGACTGTAACTCGGTAATTGTATCAGCTAGTTTAGCGGCTTTAACAGAGTCACCAGATTCGCGTAGCTTTTCAAAGTCAGCAACGAGTTTAGATTGTTGAGAACTTACAGCGTCGAACTTGGTTTGTAATGCTTCATTTGCTGATTTTTGAGCAACGAAGTTGGCAGTTGCTTTTTCGAGCAATTCCTTTAATTCTAATTCAGGGTCCATAATATCCACCGTTTGAGTGAGTTTAATTTAAGTGAGTTTAATTACGCTTATCCAAGCGGTTTAATATGTTTCCACACATTGGTAAAGTGTCTGGTGACAAACAATTTAACAATGTTCACTGGTAACGCCAGTGAGTCGGATACTTTATCAGTCAAGATTTTAAACAACTACACGTCTTGTTTCGTGGTGTTATTTGATGTCAGGAAGGTGGCTGTATCCTTCATTACCCATGCTCTGACAAACCAATCTTATTTGAACATAGCTGATTGTGCAAGTAGTTCGTGTAAAGTTTTACATTCGTCTACTGGATTGTAAGCCGCTGTAATACGTTCAATTTCACGTTTACTGAACATGTCAGTGGTTTTCAGTACTTCACGTAAGTCAGCTTTAGATGGTAATTTACCATCGTTCAATGATGTCTTTATGCTCTGTAACAGTGACTTGTCATTGCAAGCAAATGTGACCCAACTCACTTCACGGATGTCTAATTCAATGAGGTCGTTACACTTGTCACCTTGGTTCCACTGCTCTTTAACTACTCGATAACCGATACTGAACGAGTCTAATGCACCGTCTTTAGCTAAAACCTCTATATCACGACCCATAGTAGTCTGTGACATTTTACCTTCCATATAGAGACCGCTAGAATCCTCACGCATCATAGACCAAGCACCCACAGGCAGGTCGTGACTCTTGTGCATCCAAAACATTTTAGGCATGGTGCCATTCTTGATATGGTTGTCGATAGACTTCTGATAAGCACCGTTCAAGGTACGGTCTAACGCGTGGTCAATATTACCCTTGATATTACCATAGCAACTGAATGTACCTTTATCTTTGTCCATCTTAAAATCACTGATGGCAAATTCTAGCGTTTTATTTTTCATCTGGTTTGTTCCCTTGGGTCTGACCATATAACTGTGCTTGTAATTCTTTGACGTCAGTCCATAAACCATACGTCACGTTGTTGTTGTCGATAGCGAACACGTCACCACCTTCAATAGTCTCACGACCTAAGTCGATACGACCCTCGTTAATCGACGCTAAACCGCCTTTAACTTCACGCTCGACAGCCTCAACAAGTTTCCAAGGTGAGCCGGCAAAGAACGCTTTACGATTGAACTCAACCTTGTAACCTTCAGGCGTTAACCGGTTAAACGCAAATTCAATTTTGTTCAGTATAGGGTTAATCGCGTCGCGCATGTATGCTTCATCTAAATCAGAAACAGTACTGGAACCAAGGTTTTTATCGGTAACACCTACACGGTGAGGCGGTACACGAGTCATGCGACAAATACGGTTAACGGTAAACTGTTTGTTACCTAATAACTCACCCTCTTGAGGTGTTAGTTTAAGGCTAACTGGTTTAAGGCCCTGCTCAAGCACTGGCATACTACCACGACCCGAAGCACCTCTAAATTCTTTCCACTGGTCACGCAAACGCTCAACGGCTTCTTTGTTAGTAAACACCTGGTCAGTGGCTAACGCCATTTGAGCAGTGATACCCTTTTCCTGTAACTCTTTGTATGACTCGTCCTGTGCATTGGAAATACCCAGTAACGTTGCACACTGCACAATAGGGTTTACGGGTCTAACACCGTCTAGTGTAAACATACTGACGATAAACAGGTCATCACCATTGTAATGACTTCTCACCTTATTGTCGTTAGTGACGTATGTGTAATAGACACGCCCGTTAACGTCCATATTGGGTGTTACAGCCGCTTGATTAACAAACGGTATAATACCCATAGCTTGACCCATGTCATTACGCTCTACATACGCATAGAACACACCCTGGCGTTCATACGTAACAGCAAGCATTTCAAGGAAACCCTGCATAGATAAGTAATCACAAGGCTGCTCTGTGAATATGGTTTTATTGCGACCTGAAAACATCTGAGTGCGACTGTTAGCAGTAACACGATAAAGCTTCATAGGTAGTTGACCGATTGTTTCAGCCTTGTCACGCAGACATGAAAAATAAGCCTCGGTCTTGAGTGCCTTAGACTGATTCATAGAGTCTCTATTAGCCAGCATATCAAGTGTAATTAAACCGTCACCGTCAGCCTTGGTTTTATCCGCAACGGTACTTTTACTGAACCAATTAAATATGCTCATATTGAAATCATTTCCCGTTCATTATAGATATTAGCCTCGACCTTAAACAGAGTGGCGCCAGAAAGCGTGATAATAGTCGAGATTAGAGGGTCAATTTTATCGACTTTATCATTTTCACGCCAAATATCCATGTTATTTTTCTTGGTCATTGACATCATAGCACATTCACATGCGTACTCAAATAAAACGCTATCGAACCTAAATAAACCCTCTTTTATCAAACCTTCCAAGTTTTTTGCCGGTTCGGACATGTTACCAGTACCTTGAGATACAGCTATCATGTTAATACCTGCATCTTCCATGTTTTCACAGATTTGACGCATATGCCAAGGGTCATAATGCCACGACTCAGGGTTGATATCACCGTTCACTTTAGTGATAATTTTCTCAATATCACTATCTTTAACTGTAGGTGTATACACGAGTTGTAAATCACCTGTTTCAAGGGCCTTATTGTATTTAGACTTAAGGTACTCACTCACTGTATCAACGGTCTGTTTAGGTAATAGGTTAATGTAAAAACAGTCAACACCACCGTCGTCCATCGGGAACATAATACAGAAACTGGTTATATCGTGAACACGCGCTCTATCCAATCCGACATAAGCTTTGCGGCCATGATAAACAGGGTCTAAATAGCTTTCACCCGTAGGTTTAGGTGAAGCTTTAACCTCGGACATATCCAACCATCGGTCAGACCCAGACACGAATGTATTGCAGTGTTTAGTTAAAAAGTTAGCTTTTTGTTCCATCGACATAGATGCTTCAACAAAACGGTCCTGTAGATACTTCATTTTAGGTAGACCGTAAATCAAGCCAGCGTTGGCCTTATACCATGCCTGTGGGTCTGTCCAATCATCACCTTTGTCTATCTGCCACATGGCGTAAAAGTAGTTGTCCTGCATGGCTGAGTCATCAGGGTCTAATACTCGACAACCGTTTTTATAAATGTCAGTACACAAACCGTCTAAAATAAAGCCGGCGGTAGTAATAACAATCATAAGGTACTCTGGTTGCGCACCAAACGCAGAAACGATAACACCATAAAGGTTTCTGTCTTTAACCGCGTGGCATTCATCCAGTGACGCTACAATAGGGTTTAAACCATCTAGTGAGTTGCTATCGCTCGACAACGCTTTAAACTCACCCGCTTTACCTGGCATAAGAATGTCATTAGCGCGTACCTTGAATATCTGCTTTAGTCGTGGTGACAGGTTTATCATCAGTGTGGCCGTTTTCCACAGAATTTTAGCCTGGTCACGTTTCGTTGCGAGCGAGAATGCTCTAGGTTGATAATTCGATTTATACATAAGGTAAAGCATCACACCGGCCGCAAGTGTCGATTTACCTGCTTTACGTGACACGAGAATAAATGTCTGGTTAAACCGACGCTCACCCTTAACACGAATAGGGTTACCATCCTCGTCGAACGTGTCCTCGTTCCACTTCCACGCGACAAGCGACACAACTACCCATATTTGCCACGGTAATAACACGGTAGGACTACCTGCCTTGGTGCCGTCGGTGATAGGTATGAAATTAAACCAAAGTACGATTGACGCAGCGACTTCTTCGTCAAAGTAAAGCTCACCACGCTCAAGGTCTTTTAAATGGCGTTCACATGCTTGTCGTATGAGCTTACCCGACGGTATGTTGCCTTTCACCACATCATAGGCGTATTTGTGACACCACCGCCAATCTTGTTCTAGTGGCACTAAGTCAGGGTATTCGTATTTACTTATGTCTATATTAAGTTCTGACACGTTTCGGTTTCCCATATTGTTTCGATGCACAGGCTTCAGTACCACATTTAGTACAGTTTGAACCGGTCTTAAAACTATTGATTGATATTCTAAACCATCCGTGTGTTTCACACTTTACCCGTATATACGACATTGAATGTAAATCGTCGGGTATTTTTAGTTCCTGATTTAGTTTATTACTCTGGTTTATTATAGATAAAAAATGGTCGTACTCTTTACGTTTATGCTCGTTAGAGCTTTCACGCGCACACTCAGGACAACCGTGTTTGGAACGACACACATTAAATACAGTGGACACGAAAGGGCCGTGTTTATCACACACAAACAGGGCCTCCGTTTTATGTGTGGGTGAATTACCCAATAACACATACTTTAATTTAGAATGAGTTTCAGATAACCGGTTTAACCAGGTTTCTAATTTCATCCTAGATATTACCAAACCCGTCATTAGTGTTACTGCTACCACCACTATCAGGTACACCAGAACCAAACTCACTTTTACGGCTGGCAGGTGTCATTTTAAATTCACGCATCAGTTGGAATATCTGAGGTCGAATTTTCTCTAGTGCTGTTCTGGCAGGGTTCTTCTTCTCGACGATATTTCTATCACCCTGCGTTTTGTAAGACTCACCCTTACTTTCAAGTTCTTTCATTAACTCGTTACGGTCAACCATCATGGATGCAAGTTCAGCCAAAGCATGGCGGTCAACCCATTCAAGCTTTTTACCCGACGAATTAATGTCGTCATGCAGTACGCGATACATTTCATGTTTCTCAAATGTATCAATACATGACGGTGGGCTGTTTCTTATGCTACTCATACTAACCCCATCTATAATGTCGTTCACGCTTACGGTCTGATTTACTGCGACGACCTGAACACCATACGTTAATGCTTATGTCGTGGGTCATAACACCCATCGACGCACATAATACTATTCTATGTAATTTCATATTAAACCTTTGCCATTTTACTCATACGCTCATAATTTAAGTATTCACGCATGAATCTGTTTTGTTCGTCAGTGTCACCTTTTTCAACAGCTTCATGGTACTTGTTTAGGTATTCTTTCATTTTTTGTTCGTAGTAACTCATTCTCAAATTCCTCTTTTGTGCAAACTCGTTGCCACGTTTCACTTAATTCGGTGTCGTCCCAGAACGACCACCATTCGAAAGTACCTATCTGTTTAAACACTATCCAGTTAGCTGCACCTAGGTATGTCCATCTACCGAAGTGGTTAACAGCGTCTTTAACGTTTTTCATTTAATGAAGCCGTTATCATAAAGCTCACTAACAATATTAATGACAATAGTGTTATGTGCCTGATTAATAGATTCACATGCAGCATCAACCGCCTTTTGCTTGTCGGTGCGGTTGTCTATTGGTGCTATAAGTCTACTTTTGCGTGTATCTGATATGTGTTTGCTACAGCAGTGCTGGATTATGGCATTGCCCATTAAATCAAACCCTACCAGAAGGAATTTAGCTTCAGACTGCCCAACACCTTTTGGTGGCAACACCGATACAAAATCACCCGCTTTAAATTCAACCATTTCCTGCGTGAATACTGGTTTAACCTTCTCACCACTTACATGCGCATCAACGTCATATACAGATTTTTTTGGTTGGTCTAGTAGTGGTCGCCACTGGGCGCGAATGCTTCCATCATTATATTCAAACTTAAACTTCGGGTTTACTGGTAGCGTGCTGTATGGTCGCCATGCGAATGAGTTAACTATATAATCATCTGGTTTATTGTTTCGCTCATAATTCATATAAGCTACACCGTCTTTATCCAAACTATTGAATTGTACACTTCCACTCTTGGTTGATGTCGAGTCACCTTCAACAAAAACCACGCCCAATTCCTTAAACTTTTTTACTCTTGTCATTCTTTTCATCCTCACATATTAGTTGAATATATCTACCTACAAATAAACACAAACCAAGGGTTAAAACGATAGCCATATTATTATTCCGTGTTATACAAAATTATTCAGCGTTTTTCTGAACCTTAAATATATACGCATGTTCATTTTATATCAAGCTAAATTACAGCAAAAACTGACATGCGTATATATTGAGGGTTCAGAGGTTAGAACGCCATTTACGTGTTTTCGAT